GTATTCCTGCAAGTTCTTTAGACATTAGATACTTGTTATGGTAACTTTTAAATAAGTAGTCAAGATCGTCGTAAAAGAAACTAAAACCTTTAGTCAATTCTTTGTGACACCAGCCCATTCGGGAGGTTGCTTCGATCACATCTCTTTTCCTTTCAGCTTCAGGATTACTTTTAATACCTGGTTTCCCTTCTGTCGAAGCGGACCTAACCATGCCTTTCATTAAACCAAAATTGACGAACGGGACCTCTGTAAATTTGAGATCCTTTCTGTAGTTTTCTGTTTGTTCGCCTGATGTTATTAAAAACGTTCTAGAATTCATTTCCACAAATTCTTTTGACTTAAAAGTTTTTCCTATTGAATTAAATAATCCGACCATAGCCGAAGTACCAACCCAATGTTCAATTCTCCTAAGCGGGAAGCAGCAATCATCACCATTAATCAGTCCTGGAAAATCCTTACAAAGAATCTCGCATTTCCGATCCAGCTCGATTGCCTTTCGACATACAGTTAAATTAACCATGCAAAGAACCACAAAAGATAAAATCTTACCCATTGGTTGTGCCTCTTTTTGGTCGCCTTGGAATACAAATTCCTCGTAATCTAATTTACCTGATCCATATCGATCCCTAAAACTATAACGTACTTTATTATCACATAAAGACCTCACAGCAACTTGTTTAACATATTCTGGTAACTCTAACTGTTCACAAATCGTAGTAATACACTTTCTAGTATACTCACCAATCATCATGTTAGTAGCGTTATCATAATCTCCTGAAATCATAAATTCATCATGGTGCAGTCGTTTGATTACTCTTTTCAGATCGAAATCCGATAGAGGTCCTCCTGTAACCGCAAAACAATTAAATTTTAATAGTGTTTTCGACAAGTATTTCTGCAAGGGTTTTAGTAACCAAGTTTCTAATCCATCGCAAGTTGTTATCCCTCTCACCTTAAGAGCTTCTTTAAGTCCTATGGGAGTGATATTTGAGTCATAAGATAAACATTCTTCAAAAAGTTCTTTAATGTCTAAATCTGTTCCAATATTATCTGGGTTTATTGTCCACTCAATATAAGCTGAACTGAACATTTCACCAATGTGCTTAGTCATCTCTACAGAATCAATATCAATTGATTCAAGAGCAGAGGCGCAAATAGGGTTACTTTCTCCAGTATCATTGTAGCCATCCATAGGGAATGGATCCGTGAACATACCAAATTTCTTTGTTATCATTGGTTCTCTTTGGAATTTAGGAAGATACTTC